CTCACCATTGCGTGAGTACGAGGTCACCCTGTCAAGTGGCGAAACTATGTACATACTCGCCGCCAATTCTGAAGAAGCCGCATGGGATGCTTTAGAATTGTCCATGGACAGACACTGTAAACTGACTAACGTAAGACGCACTGATGAGTGGTAAGAAACCCTACTTCCCAAACAACTGGAAGAAGTTCAAGGAAGCACCTGCTGAGTTGTTCGAGACTCACACGTTTGAAGAGATCATGGACTGGAAGATCGCGGCATGGGAACTACCATCTGATGTATGCTGTGTCATACGTGCAACCAACCTCAAAACCATGAAGGTAAAGGAGCATGTATACAAACGCCAGCACGCTGCTGAAGCCAAGGTCAAAGACTACATGAACAAACTTTCACATGAGTTTGTTGTCTGTACCCATGATACAATTCACTACGTTCACCCTGCAAACATTGATGATGACTGACGCTACTTTCAACTTCCGTCTTGATACGTTGATTGAAGAAATCAACCTGCATCCTTACAAGGATGAAGTGATCCAGCTCCTGCATGAGCAGGTCATGGACGACATGCAAACCCAATACTTTGACGACTAATTGGCAACACCCGCAGAGATCAGTGCTCAGGTTGATCTTGAGCGAGAACAGATACGTCAAGGATTAGAAAAACTCCGCGACAACACCACAAAACTACAGGACAAAGAGTATGCCAGTGCTACTGCCTACGGCGTGGCTTCTATTGAGCAGCTTCTGCCTCTTGTGGTGGCACGTATTCAACACACTGCACTTGATCGGATAAAGAAAGGCAAGACCGGGCGCTGCTTCGCTGAGATCCAGCAATACCTTGCTAACATCGAGGCCGAGGCTGCTGCTGCCATTGCATGTAAGGTAGTGTTTGACAAGGTTTTTGCTACAAAGAAAGCATCAACACTTGTACCAAACGTCACCGATGCTGTAGGTCAAGCACTTGAGAATGAGTGTATGATGCGGCACTATGAGGACAAGGTCCCAGGTCTGCTACATACGATCAAGCAGAACTACTTCCACAAATCCAGTGGCACCCATCAGAAAGTCAAGGTCATCACTACGTTGATGAACCGTTATGACGTGCCACACTGGCAATGCTGGGGACGTGCCAACAGGGTCAAACTTGGTGGCTGGCTGTTGGATTGCATCTGCGAGGTAAGCGGTTGGTTCTTGATTGACATGCGGCAGCATGGCAACAAGCGTGTGAACTACGTGATCCCATCACCTGAGTTCATGCAGATCAAGGACAAGATCATGGCCCAGGCGGAGCTGTTCAGCCCGCTGGCATGGCCGATGCTGATTCCACCTAACGACTGGGACACCGAAAGGCCAGGTGGGTACTTGCTTAACGAGGTCATGCGTGGATACGACATGGTCCGGCGGGGTGATCCCACATGTATACAGGGAGAAACACCAATCAGCTTTCTGAACAAGATTCAGAAGGTTGCATACACTCTCAATCCGTTCGTCGTGGGTGTCGCCAAGACATTTATGGAACGACGTATTGAAGTAGGTAAGTTTGTCCCTCAAGTAGAGATGCCTCTACCACCCAAGCCTGCTGACATTGATGACAACAAGGACAGTGAAATGTCCTATCGTCGTGCAGCAGCAGAGGCATACAACTACAATGCACAAGCGTTTCAGCGGTCATGTCGTACAAGGATGACCATGAACGCAGTGGAAGTATTCGAGGATGTAGACAAGTTCTACATTCCTTGGAGTTTCGATTACAGAGGTAGGGCTTACCCTATCCCAGCCTTTCTTACTCCACAAGATACGGACTTCGGTAAGTCATTACTTAAGTTCCATGAGGGGTCGTTCATGACACCCGAGGCAGAAGATTGGCTAGCCTTCCAGGTCGCCACAACTTATGGCCTGGACAAGGCACCCATGCAAGAACGTCTTGAATGGACACGAGACAATCACAAGCTGATCGAGCGTATAGCTACTGATCCGCTAGGTTGTCTTCACGAATGGGAGGTCGCAGATGAACCCTGGACTTTCTTGGCAGCATGTGATGAATACTTTCATTGCATAATCAAGTGCGATCGTCATCACACAAACCTGCCAGTAGCTGTTGACGCTACATGTAGTGGTCTGCAAATACTTGCAGGTCTTGCACGTGATGCATCGACAGCAGAGCTAGTGAATGTTCTTCCTAGTGATAAACCTCAGGATGCATACAAGGTCATTGCTGAACAAGCTAAGCCTCATGTACCCAAGTCTATCCGTCCACACATGGACAGGAAGACGACCAAAAGAACGGTCATGACGGTGCCTTACAATGCTAAACCTTTCTCGAATAGAGGCTACATACGTGAAGCTCTAAAAGAGAAAGGTGTAGAAGTTGAGAAGGATGACCTCACTGCAACTGTCAAGGCTGTACGTGATGCCATGGACGTCGTCGTCCCTGGTCCCATGAAGGTCATGAAGTGGATTGAGACTGAGGTCGGCAAGGCTATCGACCGTGGCGCTACAAGCCTGACTTGGATGACACCATCTGGTTTCACAGTTAAACAGAAGCTGATGAAACCCAAGGTTGCTACCATTGAGTTGCAACTGATGGGTCGTTGTAAGATCAGGGTCGCTACGGAAGATGGAGACAAGGTAGATAAGAACCACCACAAGAACGCAACAGCGCCGAATCTTATCCATTCCCTTGATGCAAGCCTCCTTCACCTATCTGCACTACGCTTCAACGCACCGATTTCCCTCATACACGACTCGGTATTATGTCGTGCTACTGACATGTCTGTTCTTTCAGCCATTGTTCGTGAAACATACATGCACCTATTTGCGGAGCATGACTACTTGACCACCTTTGCTCACTACATTGGAGCAGAGACAGAACCACCGATCATCGATACGCTGAAACCAGCGAACGTGATTGACTCCACCTATTTCTTTTGTTAATGGCACGCAACACCATCGTAACTGAACAGCCTGTTGTCCTCGAAGGATTCCAGGCAGTACTGAAGCCCGGCAAGTACGGGTACAACCTGAAGGCCGTAGTCGGCCAAGACGTCGTTGACCAGCTCGAAGCCGAGCGGGCCGATTGTCTGAAGTGGGCTGAATCAAAGCTTGCTAACCCGAAGCGTTCGACCCTCAAGCCTGAACCCTGGGAAGAGGTAGCCGAAGGCAAGTATACCGTGAAGTTCTCCTGGAACGAGGAGATGAAGCCTGGTATTGTTGATACCGAAGGCACCCCGATCGAAGACGAGAACACACCGCTGTACTCTGGTTGCAAGGTCAAGCTGGCCTTCTTCCAAAAGCCTTACATCCTGAAGGACAAGGTGACCTATGGCACCAGCCTGAAACTGCAAGGCGTCCAGGTCGTAACCCTGTCAACCTCTGCTGGTGTTGATACCGGCGACATGGATGACGTGGATGTAGCCGAACTGTTTGGCAAGACCAAAGGATTTAAGACATCTGAACCTGCTGTCACTGCTCCTCCTGAGGATGACGTAGATTTCTGATGGCTTTCCGATCCGGTCTCGAAGAGAGGATCGCTGATCTTCTCGTAGAACTGGGTGTCAAATATGAGTACGAAAGTACAAAGGTTCCGTATGTAATCCAACACAACTACACGCCTGACTTCATTCTTCCGAATGGAGTTTGGCTTGAAGCAAAGGGTTACTGGGATTCTAAAGATCGTAAGAAGATCAAGGCAGTCATCCAACAAAACCCTGACATTGATCTTCGGATGGTCTTTCAGGCACCGTTCAATACAATCTCAAAAAAATCGAAGACGACGTATGCACAGTGGTGCGATAAACTTGGCATCAAGTGGACGTCCTTCGCAAATATCCCTATTGATTGGCTCTTGTGAGCGACTCTGAATTTATCAGGCATATACCTTGCCCGGAGTGTGGATCATCTGATGCAAACAGTATCTACACGGACGGGCATGAGTATTGTCACAAATGCCAGTACTACAAATCTGGCGACGGTACAGTAAACAATCACACTCACCATTCCGTGCAAAATGTAC